ACCACGAGCTGAATAAGATATTGTCGCTGATTTGTTCACGAATTGTGAACTCATCGAAGTTGGAGCCATTACAATATTTTCTTTCTTATTATTTTTGTTGTTTTGTTGTTTGTTCTTAGTTTGTCCAGATTTGTTCTGGCGGACTGTAGACTTCGCCGCACTTGTTTTGGTTTTTGTAGCATTTTGTACAATTACAAGCATAGCTAACGCTGTGTAATCGGGTTCTTTTAACGTGGAACCAGCACGACAAAACATTTAAGCGTGAATAACAACATAACAATATGACAATGATAATACTCTTCTATCTAACAAAAAGAATAATCACAAACGATGCGAAAAAGTGCTGTGTCAACATTTACATTCTTGTTGACATCACTCTTCAAAGTAAAAGGGAAGAGTTTCTTTGCATCGTATTTCTCACTGATCTTTGAGAAAAATTTGGTCACAGTGTCCTGGAGATACTCACTATTAGTTTCAGTGATTGTAATCTCGGACAGTTCTCGATCGAACTCCCTTAAGGGTCCATAACCTATGTGAATTTTCTTTTTGTTTCTTGTTTCTCTCTTTCCAACACTATTTGACATACCATCATTCTTGAAACCTACAATAGTAAAATCTAGGGTTCGCTTGATGAGTTTTGCTAAGCACATTTGGAATCTAGTTACGTGATAGTCAATACCGTCATAGACCGGGAAACTGAAACCTCCTAAGATCTTAGGGAGGAACAGGTTATACCGTCCACGACAGGTTATTTTCTGGATATCTTCATGATTTCTAGTGAGAAATTTGGCGTAAGCCAACTTCTTATTAGAAGCACCTCCTACACTTCGAGTGTAGGAATCATAAAGATCCACAGCTTTATCACGTACTTCTCCACGAGAGCCTCCTAATTTCGAGGTTCCTGAAAGAAGTCCAAAATTGCAAAACTCAACTTGTGAAAACCTACCATTATAAAACTGGTAACAAGTTGAATTGATTGTCAAAACCTTCTCATGTATATAATTCTTACCGACACTTAGATCAAAACCGATTGAAGCTACTCGAGCTTTCCAAAGCTCGTAGTGTTCTGGATTAGTTCTAAAAAGGATATCATCCCCGTTAATCAAACAGGGTAGTTCTTCGAAAAGAACTTCACATCCTAAATAATCCTCAATCGAAAGTTTGTATGCGATAAGATTACTCGTGCAAAGAAATGGGAAACTCAAAGGAGATCCCATTAACTGACCGTTCAGCTGTTCAAATGGATCTATACCGAACTTATTCGGGTAATGGATCTCATGAGAGCCCAGTGTATTCGCATAGGCTTAAGCCAATGGAGTACTGAACTTTGACATTGCTGTCAAAAGTCCAAGCTTGGAGAACGTTATTTTAAGATTGTCAGTAGCTGCAGAGTAGTCACCGGAAACAAAGTGTGAGAAGGTCATACCCTTATTTTCTAGATACTTTTCCCTCTCGATCATCCTATAAAGATGATCAGGTCTGAGAGGGTCACCCGTCAGTTCAAACTGAGGGAAGGTTCTTAAGTATCTGAATAAACTTTTCTGAAAGCTCTTCGATAGATAGTAATCCACCGCAGGTCCTTTAGTTATGAGACGAACCTTTAAAGGTTCGAGTATGGCAGCGACCATGGCTTTTGGCCGTTCGCTAGAAACGAGACTATTAAGTTCGTTCCATACTGGTGTTCTAACACCTCTTAGTTCTTTAACTATTCCAGGACTAACTTCGATCATCTTGTGTAATACAGATGAAAGAGTGGAGGATACTACTGATCTATGGACTTCACAATACACATCGTTGGAGATATCTAAAATCTCTCCACGAGCACCACCGTTGGAACGTGTACGTTCCCAACAGGCCGAATTGCTGATTTCATAATCCTGATCCAAATTAGGATTTAGATTCTTAAAGAATTTGACATAGTTCTGACAGTAAGCTTCAAGCTCATCGTCAATAAACGTGTAATCGTGACTCAAAGTACAAGTATTGTCTACTGTACTGAGTACTGATTTATGTTTAAGCATAGTCATCTTTATAAAGGAATCATCAGCAAATTCACAAGCTCTTTTTACTCCTTGGAGTAAAGACCAAAAGAACTTGAGATTCTTGGTGTAATGTGATTTCGAGAAAAGTCTCACTTTCAACCACGATCTTACAGCACAATTACCTGGAAAAGGGTAATTCCCACTGATGTTATCAGGACGGGGAGGTAAGTCGTTCTTAAGAAAGAAAGCGAGAGGGTAAGCAGTGTAATATTTTAATGATTTAATAAAACAATCATATGGTATATTAACCAGAGAAACAAAGATAGATAGTAAACTTTTAGTACTAAACCTAAGAAACAACTTCTCGTCAGCATCAGCCATGCAATCTACGATTGCACGAGTCGCCTTTAGGGCCGACTTGACGTGAATTGGTTCAATACCATAAAACAGAAGTTTACTTCCTTTCGAGCAACGCGGCATATCACACCCTAAAGAATCAACTAATGAAGCTCTTGTAGCTTCGCATAGTGATTCCTTTAAGACAAGGTGTGTGCCAAGATCTCCAGCACTGGAGAACTTGCCGTGTAACAAACAATCGAGGATGGTCATGTTGAATTTATTAATAGAATTCATGGATCGGTCCTGAGTAGCAATTTAT